TTCTACAGTTTCGTCTAGGATTAGTAAATTTACTCTGTTTTGGCTGAGGCTTTGCATTAGCTTACGAATAGCAAGCAGTGTAGCTACATTAACTCTGGCACGCTCTCCGCCGCTTAATGCTTGTATATCAATGTTATTACCATTGTCTACAATAATAACATTAAGTTTGTCATTACCACTAATCTCAAACGCAAGTTGAAATCTTCCACTACTTAATTCAGCTAAATACTGATTGGTTAGTACCTCTAGATCTTTTACTAAGTTTTCTATTTTATAGGCTACTAAACCAGTTGTACTAAATGTTTTTACTAGAATCGCTAGTATATTTAGGCGGCTTTGTAAGCTATTAAGATTAGCTTGCCAAGTAGTTAAATCTTCTTGCATATCAGCAAGCTGAGACTTTAAAAGTTCTGCTTTACTGTTATGCTGTTGTCGTGCTTGATTTTCTAGCTCAATAGTTTGAATTGCAGTTTTAGCTTGTTGTATGGATTTTTGCAACTCATCTAGCTGTTTTTGTAGAATTTTTTCATCTAAGAGTTCATTGGGTAAATCATTATCAATTAGTTGATAGTACTTTTCCCACTCTGCCTGAGCTTCTAAGGCATCTTTCCATAGCTTTAACCTAGTTTCAATATCTTGAATTTTTCCGTTTACTTGTTTACTGAACTCTTTACTAGTTGTAACGATTTGTTCATACTCGCTAAGCAATTGTTGAGTTTTTTCTCTGTTAATTGCTTGTAAACAAGTAGGACAAGAATCTGATAGATTAGTTAGTTTACGAATAAACTGTTGAGCATCTTGTGCATCTTTATCATGTTCAGCACGTTTAGTTATATATTCGCTAATAGTTTCTGTAGGTTTTTCTGGTACAGGTAACAGTTTTAATTTACCTTGAACTGTTTTATATGTATTGTTCTGAGAAATCTTTTTATTTTTAGCACTTATAGTACTAATAGTTTCTCGAATACTAGCATATTGGCTTATATCATCTTCTGGCTGGGGAGGAACTGGTAGAAGTGGTTTTTGTTCTAAATTTTGTTTGTTATACTTATCAATCCAGTCTTGAATTGTTCGCAACTTAGATTCTGCACTGGCTACTAGTACTCCTAGATCTTGGTGTAAACGTTTAAATTGATCACCAGCTTCTGTGTACCTAGTTAAGTTTAGGAGTTCAATTAAAAACTTTTTACGAGCCGTATCCGCACTAGTTAGAAACTCTAGACTATTTGCACCACTTTGGTAAACTACTTGCGTAAAAGTTTTGTGATCAATACCTATAATGTCTTCAATAATTTTATAGGTTGTAGTAGCAGTATGCCCACTTATATCTTTGCCATTCTTATACAACTTAACAATCTGAGAACCAGATCGTTTTGTTTCTATCCTATACTCATCGTTATCTTTTGTTAGTGCAAGTTCTACGTTATACCAGTTATCTTTTACATATCGGTTTAAAATATCTGCTTTTTTAATACCTTTGCTATTCTTATTATATAGAACTTCTTCAAGTATAAGAGCTATAGAACTTTTACCGTGTCCGTTTTTACCAATTAATTGCATTAGTGGAGCACTAGTAAAGTTTATTTGATTATCTTTGCCGTAACTAAAACAGTTAGACCATTTTAAGTGCTTTATTGTTATCATTTAAAAATCTTCTAAATTCCTGTAGTCCACCAATCCATTTACCATCTACTACAATTTGTGGAACACTGCGTGCACCGGGTAGTGTTGTAAAGAATAATTGTTTAGTTTCTGGCGTATCTATTACGTTAACTTGGTACGGAACACCAAGTTGATCTAATAATTTTTTAACCGTATTACACCCAGGGCAGTTTGGCTGCGACCATACAACAACTTGTTTAATCTGTAAGTTTGTCTCTGGCATTATAAAATTCCTCTAATACGCTATTAATTGTAGTCTGATCTAGTTCTAGAATATAGGTAAGATATTCACGAACCTCCTCAGCCATAGTCATATTAGGGTCTAGAATAAGCTGAGTATCTTGTGCTCGTTTTACTACTTTTTTATCGATTAGGTCACTATCTTCTAGTTGACTTAATTCGTGCAAGTTACCCTCAATCTCATAGATTGTATGATCGGGGTATGTCTGCGGTTTAGGGTCATCCACGCCTACTGTTCGCTTGATAAGCTGTGGTAGATCAAACTTTAGCCACTCATGTTCCAAATTGTCCAAGTCAAGTAAGATGCATCCAGTTTCAACTCTGTTACGATGAAAGCTAGTAGTATAAGGACTACCGGGATAGAGAATATTACGCTGAGAGTTTTCATAACTGTGTAGATCTCCTGCTAGTACTACTTGCCAGCGATTTAGTAGTTCTAGATTAATTTCTGCCTTAACGTGTGGAGGAATATCTCCTCGAACATGAGTTACTAGCACTCTACCTTGAAAGTCTAAATTACTGTAATTATCTTGAAAATCCCGTAATTTATTATAAGGAATAATATCAATGTCTCCACCAAGTAAATCACTCCTATAGTCATCACATACAGTTACTAATTTATTTAATCGGTTGGTTGCACGCTTTAGATATGTTAAAAAGGTAGTATCCTTTTTAACCATTTCATGATTACCACTATAAATAACACTGGGTTTTTGAAGGCTAGCTACTAGGTCAAAATATAGCTCGACTTCATCCATATTAGGCAGTCTGTCAAATATATCACCGCCTATAATAATCATATCAGCTTTATCTTGCATCTCATGAAATTGATCTACAAATAGCTGAAATCTATTTTTAGCCCATTCTGTGGGCACATTTTTTTGACCTAGTTTAATGTGAATGTCGGCTGTAAAAAGTAATTTCATAATATAAGATAAAATAGCCTGCTAAACTTTTGGCTTAGCAGGCTGGATTATTAAGCTAAATCTTTAACAGCTTCACGTTCGCTATCTGTTTGATTCTCTTGTTCCTCTTCTTGACCTTTTTGCAGTTTCTCGATTAAGGCTTTTACCTCGTCGCTGGTGGGGCGAGGATACTTTTCATCAATAGATACTGCAGTATCAGCTAGCTTACGCTCGTTATCACCAAGGCTGCGCTGTTTACAACGAAGAACTTGCAGAGTATATTCAACATTAAAAGCTAGTGGACCAGTTTTATTACGCTTAAACACTACATCCCAACCAGTATCATAGTCAGTAGGATCGCCCAGATCTTCTGCAGCAGTTAAGATTTGCTCAAACAGTTTCTTTTTAAGATTTAGTACTTTAACTTTTCCATCCTTAGGATCAATACAGTTAACTGCATAGCTCCAGGAGCACTTTAAGTCAGGATACGAATCTTGTACCCAATCTTTTTCTAGATTATCAAATTTTTCTTTTTCACGGCTAAAAGCTAGGCATTCAATAGGAATATCTTTGTTATTAGTACCTTTTACCCAGTATACATAGCGTGGAAGAACCCCACCAATAAGCCTAACAGAGTTTTCTCCGTCTTTGTACTCGTAAGATTCAACTTTAGATGTTTGTGCTTTGCCTTTGGTTTGTTTAAATGAGAGTGCCATTTGTTTCCTCGTATATAAATTTTAAATGTGCGTGTTTAATTATTAATAGCGGATTGTGTTTAATTGTAGCTATATTTAAGTCTGGGTATAAGGTTAAGTCAAGATGTTTTTGTTTTATGGTTTTATAGGAAAGATAATCTCTGCGTCCAGCTAGCCTAATATACTGTGCCTTAAATATTGCATCTGTTATTTTATCTTCAAATAGTGCTTTTGGATTTAACAAATAACTACTGCCTGCTTCTAGCCCCAAAATAGGTTTGTACTTTTCTCGTGCATTTTTAGGTATCCGAATACCAAGAAAACACTTATGTAGAGCTGCAACTAAATATTCAGGGTCGTTGTTTGTAGCAAACTCTAATTTGTTTAGGTTAAAAAAGAAGATCATTCTTTGAAGTAAAATAATATTATATCACTTTGTAGAACATTTTGCAAGTCAAAATTTTTTAAACCGTTTCAATGTGCCAGCCCTTTCTAAGGTACAAGCCTAGGCGGTTTCTGTTTTGCTTTTTATCAGCCCAACCAGCAAACTGTAGATCTACTACTAGTGGATCTAATTTACCAGGATGTTGTCGTTGTATTCTACCAATAACTTGCTCTAACAAGCTATCGTTGTTCATTGGTATTGCTAGGATAACACAGGAAAGTGAGTTGATTGAGATTCCTTCTGAGAAGATCTGTCTGCTACCAGCAATCGACATTTTTTCACGGTTGAGGAGTTGTTGTTTAATCGTCTGACGCTCATCAAACCCGGTTTCGCCAGTAACCAACACACAATTTTCTCCGATGTATTCTTTAACATTTCGTAAAAACTCCACCCTATCTGCAATTATAAGTACTTGATGCCCTGTTTCTATTTCTTGTTTAGCAATGCCAGCAATAAACTCTTGATAACTGGTATCGTTTGCTAGTGTATTTACTTTTTCAACCCATGTAGCGCCATGTTTAAGTGTGATTCCAGTGTTAACTGTCCTAACCGTTGGAGCTAGGGTGTTACTCTGTGGGGGTTTAATAACATGATTTCCAAAATAGTCTTGAAATAAGACGTGTTTTCCATCTTTACGTTGCATTGTTCCGCTAAGAGCAATGCGAAATCTACTGTGAAAAGTGTCAATAATTTGTGTAAATGTGGTTGCTGGACAATGGTGTGCTTCATCTAGAATAATTGTTCCGAATTCTTTGCTTAGTGTATTACAGTGCTTTACAAGCGTTTGCACATTAGCCACAGTAATAGCATGGTCTTCCCAGTCTAACTTACCACTACCTATAATTCCGGCTCTAATACCAAATAGATTTTCTACTTCTTCAGACCACTGATCTCTAAGCGCAGTAGTATGAGTAATTACTAGTGTTTTTTGACCCAGCTTTCTAGCAAGATGTAGTGCGGTAAATGTTTTACCCCAGCCTACTAGTGCATTAATAAAGCAGGTATCAGTAATTTCATTACATACGGTCTGTTGTTCTGGGCGTAGCTCAAACTTAGGGTCTGGAAATGGGGCAGGAACAAGTACTCGTTTATCTACTACTTCCCAACCGGATGGAATTAAATCTTTACGGCCTTGTGGAACACTAATAATACCATTACCAATTATTTTATAGTTTCGGATAGTTTCTATACTACTAAAATGTTTACTACCAGTATCTTTTTTAAACTTATAGGTAAGAGTATCAATAATTTTTTTAGATAGTTCTGCACCTGGATCATTTAAGTATATTTTATTACTTATGACTGCTTTCATTTTAGTTTCCAACTATAGCACTTTTTAATACTCCAAAGAGTATTGCCCCACCTACAATTATTAAACCTATTATAGGTAATAGAAAGATAAAACTAACTATAGTCCAAAATAGTTTAACTATAAACTGTATCATTAGATTAGCCTGTAGGTAGTTTTAAATTGATCCAAGTATAAGCCGTATAACATATAACCTAAACCCCACTGTAGTATACCAGCATAGCGTTCACCATTTTGCGGATGCCTAAGTGACTTAAATCTCTGATCCAGACCCTCAATTTCTAAAATACACCCTAGATTGGTCGCAGGTAACACTCTTTTAATCTTCCGGCAAACCAGCTTGGCGCGTGTAGATTTTTTATACTGAAATAAGTTTCCATGGTTGTCTATAAACCATGTAGTAGGCTTTGCTAATTTTATTAAA